CGATGGAGGAGTTAACCAGACATTATCTAAAACTGGTGATGGACACTTAACATTTGGTCTATCTCAAGATTCTTCTTCTGCTAGAAATCTATCAATTACTGCAGTAAATGCTGGCAGTGGTGCTAGTGGTGTTGTTGTAACTGCAGAAGATACTGTTACAATCACTGCATCAGATGCTGCTGGTAAAGTACAAGTAGAAGACACATACTTCCAAGGAGACTATATTGCTTCCTCTGCTGCTACCATGATCCTAGATCCTGGTGATGATAGAGCGACTAGTGGTAAAGTTCAAATAATGGGGGATTTACAAGTTGATGGAACGACTACAACAGTTAATTCAAACGTCACTACGTTGGATGATCCTATTATCACTCTTGGTGGTGATACTGCTCCAGGTTCAGATGACAACAAGGACAGAGGAGTTGAATTCAGATATTACGACGCTTCGGCAAAGGTTGGATTCTTTGGTTACGACGATTCAGCCGCAGATCTTGGAGGGCATACAGGAGCGTTTACATTCCTCTACGATGCCACAAATACCTCCGAAGTATTCTCTGGAACAGATGCAGGGATCATCGCTGGTAATTTAAGTCTTACAACTAATACTAACTCAACATCTAATACTACTGGAGATTTGGTAGTTGCTGGTGGTGCTGGTATTGGAGATGATGTTAATATTGGTGGTAGTGTAGATGTAGATACTAACCTTCGCATTCATGGTACATCTCGTTTTGATGATACTATGGAATTGCATGGTGCTGCTAAGTCGTTGCAATTTAAAAATGGATCAGGCACTGTTAAGAGTGAGATTCATACAACATCTGGTAATGCAGAATTTGGTGGTGTTGTAACAGTAACAGGTAATACAGACTTAAATGCAAACTTAAACGTAGCAACTTTAGTTCATCTCGAATCTACAGATGCTCCTGATATTCTATCTGGTGCTCCACACTCAATTCAAAATGCTGACTACGGTGCATTACGAGTAGATGGTGGTGGATACTTTGATAAAGCAGTATTGTTTAACGGTGACATCTATCTTAATGGTGACTTTAACCAGCAAGAAGACGCAACTGAGAATTATGGTTTAAGAAACTATCTGTCTGTCAGATATAAGATGCGTGCAGGTTCTGTTGCTGCATACACTCCAAGTTATTCAAACCACAACACATCTAACTTAAGGGTATATGGTGGTGCTGGTATTAATACAACACTACACGTTGGTGCTACTGGTAGTGGAGAAGGTTTATTTGTAGGTAAGAAGAATAATGGAGACTCAGTTAAGTTTAGTGTTGATGGACCTTCTGGTAACGTTGATACTGCAGGTACTTTAGTTGTTGCAGGTCAAACAACTATTAATGATTCACTTATTATTAATGCTGCTAACGAAGAGTTTGCAATTCAGAATGGATCTGGCACTGATAAGTTTACAGTTGATACAGATAATGGTAATACAATAATTCAAGGTACTGTTAATATTGAGGGTTTAACTGCTATTGATGCAGACTTTTCAGTTAGAAATAATAGCAACAACTATAAGTTTAAAGTCCTCAATTCAAGTGGTGATACTGATATTAAAGGAACTCTAACTGCTGATGGTCACACTGAATTAAATTCAACTCTTAACGTTGATAGTAATACAACTCTTGGTGGCACACTAGTAGTTACAAGTACATCTGAGTTTAATGGAACTGTAGATGTTGATGCAAACTTTGCAGTTAGGTCAGGTACAACAGATAAATTTACAGTTGCATCTTCATCTGGTAATACAGCAACTGAGGGTACTCTCGTTGTACAAGGTCAGACAACTATCAATGATTCTTTAATTGTTGATGCTGCTAATGAAGAATTTGCAATCCAGAATGGTTCTGGCACTGATAAGTTTACAGTAGATACTGATAATGGTAATACTGATATTACTGGCACATTAACGGTTGGATCTACTACACAGATCAATAATACATTTGGTGCTACTGGAGTATCATCATTTACAAATGCAGCTGATCAAACTCTTGCAGGTTCATATGCTGCTGATGGTGGTGTAAGAGTTACTGGTGGTGCTGGTATTGCTAAGAATTTAGCAGTTGGTGGCGGGGCTAGAATACATGGTAATACAGAATTAACTGGTAGTTTAGATCTTAATAGTAGTGCAGATATATCTGGTAACTTGGTAGTTAGCAATGCCGATGAAGCAACATCTCTTGCAGATGCTTCTGTTGCTCTACAAGTTGCTGGTGGTGCAACAATTGATAAGAATGCATACGTTGGTGGAAATTTCGTAGTCTACGATGCTGGTAATACTCGTGCTGCATTTACAGTAACTAATGCTAGTGGTGATGCTGCACTCTATAATGATCTTACTATTGGAGGTAACCTTGTAGTCAATGGATCAACAACTACTGTCAATAGCACGGTCACAACTCTCGATGACCCTATTATTACTTTGGGTGGTGACACAGCACCAGGCTCTAACGATGGTAAGGATCGTGGTGTTGAGTTCCGTTATTACGACGGCTCTGCTAAAATTGGGTTCTTCGGATATGATAGATCCTCCTCACAATATGTCTTCTTAACAGATTCAACAAACACAGGAGAAGTCCATTCTGGTACTGATGCTGGAATAAAAGCTGGATCCTTAAATCTTACTGCTGCTGGTACAGCACTTGATGTAGATAACAATGCAAATATTGATGGCACTTTAACAGTTGATGGGCAGATAACATCTAACCTTGCAACAGGTACTGCTCCACTTTCTATCGCATCTACAACTAAGGTTTCTAATCTTAACGTTGACTTGCTAGATGGTATGACCACTGCAAGTGCTAATACAAATTCTACAGTTGTTAATCGTGATGGATCTGGAAACTTTGCTGCAGGAACAATTACTGCTGCATTGACAGGTAATGCATCTACAGCAACAACTCTTGAAACTGCAAGGACAATTACTGTTGATGGTGTTGTTGATGGTAACGTTTCATTTAATGGTAGTGCTGATGTAACAATAACAACAACTTATGCAGATGCTGATATTACTGCTCTAGCAGCTATGTCTGGTACTGGATTTGTTGTAAGGACTGCTGGTAACACATACGCTCAAAGATCAATTTCGGCTACAGCATCATCTGGTGTAACAATTACTAATGGTGATGGTGTTGCTGGTAATACAACAATTAATGTCTTATCTGCAGCAACAAACGCTGCTAACAACTTAGTCTTACGTGACGGATCTGGTGACTTTGCTGCTAATATAATTACTGCTGCTCTAGTGGGTAACGTTACTGGTGATTTGACTGGTGATGTTACAGGTAATGCAGACACTGCAACTGCTCTTGAAACGGCAAGAAATATTGGTGGAGTAGCATTTGATGGATCTGCTAATATAAACCTTCCTGGTGTTAATGCTGCTGGTAGTCAGGACACCTCTGGTAATGCTGCTACTGCTACTGCTTTAGCAACTTCTCGTACTATTGGTGGCACTTCCTTTGATGGCACTGCTGATATTACACCAGCATCTGCTACTCAAGCAGCGAATCTTAATAACCATGATACTGCAGATCTTGCTGAAGGCACTAACCTCTATTATACAGAGGCAAGAGTCCAAGCAAAACTTGATAATGCTTATGAGCAACTTAGATCAATGTTAAACAACCTTGCTACTGCTACAACTTTGACATTAAATCTATCTGCAGATCCTACTCCTGGTGATGTTACTGTGCTTAACAGTGGATCACTTTCTGGTGGTACTGGTTATGTTTCAGCAACTGCAGTTGCAACAACTGGTGGATCTGGTACTGGATTGACTGTTGATATCACAGCAGTTGCTGGTGCTGTTACAGCAGTAACAATTAATGCTGCTGGTGGAAATTATGTTGAAGGTGAAACCATTACTATTACAGGTGGTGGTGCAAATGCTACTATCGCCATTCTAACTGTGAAGGAAATGGAAGTTGGTCAAACCTTAACAGGTGCTACTTCTGGTACAACTGGAGTTATTACTGCTCTTGGTTCTACTTCCGTTACTGTTGACAACGTTGATGGATTCTTTAAGAAGACTGAAGTTGTCTCAGCTGGTAATGTTAACAACTTAACTGTATCTTCATTCGCTTAAAATAAATGTCTGCTACAAGACCTGCTTCTAAAACAGAACTAAAAGATTATGCCTTGCGTAGATTAGGTTATCCTACGATAGACATCAACGTTGCGACTGAGCAATTGGATGACCTAATAGAAGAAGCAATCGATTATTATCAAGAATATCATTATAGTGGAAGTTACCAATCTCTTATGAAGATTGAAGTTACTGATGCTATTAGAGACTTTGCACAAACTACATCACAACAAGGGGCAACTAATTGGTATGAGAATAATAACTATGTTTCTCTACCACCTGGTGTATTAGGTGTCAATCATGTATACAGTAATGTTGGTGCATCAAGTGTTGTTCCTGGTAATATTTTCAATATAAAATATCAGATCTTTCTTAATGACATCTATGCGATGACACATGGTCAGATCTTACATTACTTTATGACTTCACAATATCTTGAGACTTTAGATTGGATCACTAATTCTCAAGCAAATCGTAGAGTAAAATGGAATGAATATCAGAATAGATTGTATCTTGATTTTGATTGGGATACTTTGCAGTCAGGTGATTACCTCTTAGTTGATTTACTTATGCGTCAAGATCCTACAACATATACTGATATGTTTAATGACAATTGGTTGAAGGATTATACTGAAGCACTATTCCAACAACAGTGGGGTCGTAACTTAAGTAAGTATGATGGCATACAAATGTTAGGTGGTGTTACACTTAATGGTCGTCAGATTCTTGAAGATGCTGCAACATACAAAACAGATTTAGAGCAGACACTTAGAGATCGTTATGAAACTCCACCATTAGATCTAGTAGGTTAATGTATGGCATATTCAAATACACCAGCACAAGATTACGTACAGTCTGACTATAGTAATAGTGCAAGATTAAATATTAATGGGTCGGCACAAGAACAAAAATTTATAGAAAACCTAGTTGTAGAGAGCATTGAAATTTACGGGCAAGATATTTACTACGTGCCGAGAACTGTGGTCAACCGTGATAACGTCTTCGGAGAGGACTCTGATGGCAAATTTGAAAGTGCCAAAGCGATTCGTGCCTAT